GCCGGACGAACTTCACGACATTGGAGATCTCCTCAGTCCGATCGGCGGGGGAAGTGGAGACGAGCGTCCTCCGCTCCTCGAGCTGACGCCCGACATGCACGAGCAAGTTGAGAAGATCATCCCGAACACTCGCGGCTACAAGTTCCTCGACATCTTCCGCGTCCCGATGCAACTCTTCAAGGAGTATCAGGCGGCGACGGGCATTCCCTTCTATCGCTGGTGGGAAGAGATCGATCACGGTCGTACGCAGGTCACTCGCTTCACGAACCCTGTGTTCAACCAGATTCACGCGCTGACGCGAGGGATCAAGGCTGCAGAGCGACAGCAGGTAGGGCAGCTCTTCGAACTTCGCTACTCCGACCCGACGCACTTTGCCCGGATACAAGGAGACTACTCGCAGTTCTCCGAACTCGCGCAGAAGGGTGAGAAGCTCCTCGATAGCACGATGAGGAAGTTCCTCACGGACATGGATTTGGATCCCGACAAGGAACTTGCCGAACTTCCCTTCTTCCGTAAGCACAACATAACGGAGAAGGAAATGCGTCCGTATGAGAGTGGGCGGCCGCCTTCTCCCATCACAAGGAAGTCTTCCGGGTTCATGGAGGACCTTGCCTTTGACGAGAGGGAGTACGACTTCTCCTCAACGATGAAGCGCTACGCCACGGCCATTGCCCACGAGAAGTTCCTCGCACCGCAGTGGGAAGCGATGAACAAGACGATGGGCGAGTTGATGGGAACGACCTCCGATCCCGCCACCGAGCACATGCTTCAGCTGTTCAACAGGCACCGGGCGGAAGCCATGCACGCTCAGGACCGTATGGGCTACGGCATGGCCATCGGCATTCAGAACGTGGCGAAGCGGTTGAAGATGGATCTCACCCTGGAGCAGTCTCAGGACATCATCAACACGTTTGCAGGGGCGAACTACTTCGCCAACCTCGCATTCAACGTCGGCGTGACTGCACGCAACTACCTCCAGACGTTGCAGACGGTCTTCCCTGTAATGGGGTCGAAGGCAACGTCCTACGGCATTAAGAAGGCCTTGGAGTGGAAGAGGGATCCCGCGTTGCGCAAGTCGATGGAGGCGCTGGACATCGTTAACACCGACACGATGCTGCAGGGCCTCTCGAACATCCAGAAGGCCGTCTTGGAGTCCGACACACTCTCTCACGTGGCGAAGCCTCTGGGACAGATCTCCGACTTGATGAGCAAGGGCGTGGCGATGTATCAGTCGGCGGACGACTTCAATAAGGTCGCGGCGTATCACGCGCAGTACTTCCATGCTGAGAAGGCCGCGAAGGAGTTTCTGGAGAAGGGGAACTGGGAGAAGTTCCTCGTCGACAGCAAGTTGCAGATGAGGGACATCCGAATCAAGGATCCACAGACCGGGATGATGGTTGATGGTCCCTTGATGACGAACGTGAAGAATCTTCTGGCGGAGGGCAAGCCGGCCACAGCTGCACACGTTATGGCACTGGACTTCGCGAAGGAGTCGCAGTTCCTCTACAGCCGGGGCAATGCTCCTGCCGCCATGCAGGGGACCGTCGGCCGCCTCCTCTTTCAGTACGGCACGTGGCCAGCTTGGTATGTGGAGTGGGTCGGGAACAACATGATGTTTCGACGAGGATCGAAAGAAGAGAACCTCAAGAACATCGCACGCTGGGCCGGTGTCAACGCCACTCTCTACTACGGCATGTCTGAAGTCTTCGGCGTGGACTTTGCACGGTGGACGTTCTTCGCGCCGCTCTCTTATCAGGGTGGACCACTCGCCCAGATCGCGCAGGAGGGCATGGCCACGTTCGCTGCGAAGACGTCAGGGGATGACGATCCAGTCGCACGCATCCAGGCAAAGCGCCTAGGCAACGCTTGGAAGCAGCTCGTTCCGTTCCCGACGGTTGCAGCGAGAGGCGTCGCGGGCGCGGCAGGAGACCTCATGGATGGAGAGTATGCCGAAGGCGTTAAGAAGGCCCTCGGCTTACCCTCCACGGACAAGAGGAAACACTAGTGAAAGTATGTCTTGACGCTGGGCATGGAGGCAAGGACATCGGCTACCCCTTCAAGAGGTACCGCGAGAAAGATATCACGCTCGCGGTCGTACGTCAACTCGAGTCCCTTATGAAGGCCGAAGGAAAACATACTCCGGTTCTCACGCGGGTGCTCGATCAGGACGTGCTGCTCGACGAGCGCCTCAGCATTGCGGATGGAGAGAACTGCGACGTAATTCTCTCCATCCACCTCTACGCCGACCCACAGGACTATACGCCAGAGTGGCGCGGAGCAGAAGTTTGGGTCAACCCAGGTCATCAGAGGAACCGTGCCTTGGGACAGCTGTTGCACGAGAGGCTCTTCGATACCTTCGAGGGGTATCCCTGGAAGGGGGTTCGCCACTCTGAACAGCTTGACATACTCAAGCGTGCCACGGTGCCAGCAGCTGTAGTCGAGCTTGGGTTTATTGATCTTCGCCATGAGGCGGAGTTCCTTTCTCGTCCTGGGGTTCAGCACATGGCTGCTCAGGCTCTTCTCTCTGCTCTCGACGCTTACGCCGAGCGTCTTTAGTCCTCTTGTACACGGAAGTGTAGTCGACGCCCAGGCGACGCGCAACCGCCGTCACTCCCGTAGCTTCAATCTCATCCAGGAGGTCCTCAGTCACGTCGAACTTGACGTACTGGGCACCTCCTTGCGTCTTGACTTCGATCTGGAACCGTTCGAACGCGAGCCTCACCGTGTGCCGCGAGATCATTAGCTCGTTGGCGATGCCCTCGATCGACTTGTGCTCCTTGTACATCACTTCGAGCATCAGCTTCGGAATACCTGTCTCACCTGTCGGATCCGTGAAGCCGCGCTCCTTCGCAATTTTCGGCCAATCGATCATTGTTTCCAACCCTCTGCCGTAAGCAGATACTTCCCACTCTTCGTGTCTTTGATGATGAGACCGGCCTGTACTCCGGTCTCGATGGTCTGTTTGAACGTCAGTGCGTTCATCTTCTTGCTGTTGAGGCGAAGCAACTCGCTGTGCCCTGCTCCACCCTGTCTTCCTTTGAGCTGTTTGATCAGTCCGCCGAGCGCTGCTCCTTGTTGTGACTCCTGCAGACTGTCGAAAGTCCCTGGTAACCATGCTTCGATCCAGTCGAGAATACGGACGGCGTGTTGTAGGTGGCATCGCTGCATCTCCAAGTGATTGCCGCCCTCGCTGACGTTTAGTAGCATGGCGAGCCGCATTGCGTGATCGGGTTTTCTTTCGTAATACCCGCTGAATTGTTTGTTCTCGTGACGCTGTCGCTGGTTAGTCGTATACCACGACATGTACCAGTCCCGACAGTCCGACGACATCATCACCTTCCCGCGGATCTGCGTGAGAAGGCGTAGCCTCTCCATCAGAGCGAACTTCTGCTCCTTATCCATTTCAGGTGGTAGAGGAAATGAACGTGGTGTGTCTTCTTGCACGACGAACAGTAGCCTCGATATGAAGCCACCTCCAAACGCGCTTTTGGGGATTTCCGTCTGAATCCAGTCCAGTGTACTCGCCCCCAGAAACGTAAGGGCCACGTTCCGCAATTCTGCATCACCACGCATGATCGTCGCTGATTTCCAAACGTCAGGACAATCCATAAGTCGGGTGAGCATCGGAACCATGCCCTCTTGGTACTTCTGCTTTCCGAGAAAGGCAGCGAGCTCTGGAGCATAGAGGAGGCCAGTTGCCGGATTCTTATCCTTGAGAGATTCAACGAGGACTTCTGGCGTGAGCTTGTCGGCGAGGACATTGAGACCTATTCCGTTCATCATGTTCACGGCGATTTGACATGCGGACGTCTTTTTGCAGCGGCCGCTCGGCGCCACGATGACGACGCAGAGATTCGGAAAAAGCTGATACGGGCCCATGTCGTAGAAGAGATTGCGGGAGAGGGCTGACGATATCGCCATCATCCCCGCAAAGAAGTGGAAGACCGTAGGAGGCTCGGTATTCCGCGTGTATCTCACGTAGTCAGCTATCCAGCCGCTCCGTGGGACGAGGTCGTCAAAGTCATTCGGGCGAGTTGCTGATGGATCAACTTCCCTCCTAACGTCCTCAATTGTCATGTGGAAGACTCGAGCGAGACTCGAGTACAGCTCCTCAGGACGTGCCGCCGGTGATACGTCTCGCACCCAAGAGAAGATTTTCGTCTTCGACTCGGGTGCGATATCGGTCATCGTATTGAGCGCATCCATCAGCTTGTGAATCTGGGTGGAGAGCTCAAGGTCCTTCACGCGAGAAACCTCCGAAGGCATGCCACGTTATAGAGGGCAGTGGCCATCTGGTCAAGTTCCATTTCAGGCGCGTCGAGGAAGCTGTCGTAGTGAGGCCAGGCACCGTGAGTGGTCGTCACGTTGTCCAGGCGCTCTACTTTATATCCCCACTTCAACGGCTTCGAGGTGTCGAACGTCCCTTTCGGAAAACGTGTTGCTGCTCTCCTCGCCTCGGAGAGGTCCTGCATTCCGAGGAAATGTACTTGCTTCCCGAGGTCCCAGCCTTTGTGGTGGATATCGAACTCCGCTATCCACGCTTGACGATCTCTTCGATAGGGGAAGCAGATCGTCGGTACGTACATCATTCGGTAGAGCTCGAGCAGGCCCATTCTATCACCTTCATCGTCTCCGACGATCACTGCCGCAGTACGAAGGTTGAACTGCTCCAAGCACCATTCGAGGTTGTTCCGAGTGAACTCTACGTCGTCGATGCGGTCAGGGCTAATCACGATGTCCGCCGCGATGATCGATTGTGCGATGACGATGTCTTCCCTCTTCGCCATATGCCCGAGTTCGTGGAAGCCGTTGTCGAGAATGATCGTTCTTCCCTTCTCACGTTGACCGACGAAGAAGTCTCTATACTCCCTGTCTCCGACAATCCTGTGTGCTATGGCGAAGTCGAAGTCCGTCAGGCGACTCAACTCCTCTGCGTGTGACTTTGGAATTTCCATTCCTAGCTTCATCCGAGCAACTCCTTCGTGAGGGAGGCGTTACCTTCCTTCGCCTCTTTCCAATTGAGGCCGAAAACTGTCTCAGCGGGACAGCTCCAGCCCTGCGGATAGTACACCCTGATCATGTCGGGATTCGCACTCGCCTCGACAATCTGGGGCCACTTTCGATTCATGTGAGTGTCGACACACTCCTTCACTTGCTTCGCCAGGTCCTTTGGTGTGACGCCTACGACTTCGTCATGGACGCTTAAGCGGAGAGAAGCTCCTGCGGGTAGGTCTCCGTCAATGTCGATGATCGCATCGTACATCATGTCTGCGGCGGTGCTCTGCTGAGGGAAGTTGTAGACTTCCGTTACTTGCCTGGAGAACCACCATCTCCGTCTGTTCCACGGATTCTTGAGGTAGCCGTTCTTCTCGACGAACTTGACGTTGCGTTCTCTCCACTTCCAGAACGTTTCGAAACGCTTGGCGAACTTGCTAACGAAGGTCGTCACCCTGACAGTCGCCTGTTGATACGTCAGCCCCTGATACGAAGGCGTCTTCATCAACTGCTTGACGATGGACGGAATGCCTCGTCCGTAAGAGAGACCGTAAACGATAAACTTAGAATCGTAACGTTCATCCTTAGTAACGTCCTCGATTCGCTTACCAGAGGTTTCGGCAGCAATTCCGTAGTGCTGGTCGACTCCCGAGGCGAGAAGATCCAATCCCACCTTGTCTCCTGAGAGAACCATTGCAAGTCTCCACTCAACTTGACTCCAATCGGCGGAGAAGAAAACGTGCTCCGGAGTGTCCGGGATGTAAATCTCCCGAAGCTCCAGCGGGATGTTCTGAGCGTTGGGTTCCCACGAGTTAAGTCGACCAGTTGCAGCCTTCGCCGTGCCAAAGCGAGGGTGAATATAATTGGAGGAGTCAGTCTCCACGCTGACGAAGGTACTGTCAGCTTTGAGAAGGCTGCGCCTTTCGATGATTTGGAGGAAAACGGGATTGTCCGAGATTTGGGCAAGGTTTTCTAACGCCTCCTCATTTGCGGTAGGACGCTGACCACGATTTCGATCCCGTACGTATTGCACGGGAAGACCGAGGTCTTCGTAGAGGACTTTCATCAGTTGTTTCGGACTGTCGAGGTTGAGCGTTTGATCACCGAAACCTTCCTTCAGGACGGCTTCGATTTCCATCGCCCTCTTCCTCATGACGAACGACCACATGATCGCCTTGTCCACGTCCTTCTTCAGGCCCTTCGCGGACATGCGACGAAGGATCGGCTGGACAGGCGCAACGTGTTTCGTGTAGAGGTCGAGCATGTCGAGAGAGCGTAGCTCCTTCTTCATCTCGAGGAAGGCGCGCGTCGTGCTGTCGATGTCCTTACAGTTATACGTGAAGAGATCGCCCTTCTTCGCCTCGTCCTTCCAATACGGCATGTCTGTGTAGAACGAGGCGACAGTGGCAAGGTCCTTCTTCATGTCCGAGTTGATGAGGTGAAACATCAACATCGTGTCCCAGGTGGGACCGTTGAAGTGAACACCTTTGTACTCGAGGAAGGGTTGGTCGAAAGACTCAGAATTCTGCCCGACTTTCGCAACGCGACCGTCGAGCATGATCTCCGCGTGGACTTTCCTCATCTCAGGGTGCCAGCGGAAGCACGTGCTTTGGCCAGGGAGGACTCCCAAGCCATTGCAAATGATGTCGCTGTTACGAGGGTCTAGGTTCGTCGTCTCAAGGTCGTAGACTACGTAGCCGTGCTCAAGTGCGAGAGCGTGAAGGTCTCTCGCTTCCTGCACACTCCCGTCTCTCACGTAGGCAGTGGGAACGCGACGAATCTCAGGAAAGGCACTCTCCCCGAGGACCCGCTGAAGATCGAAGATTGGATAGGCAAACGCGCCTTGATCCCTCATTACGTAGGCGGGGTGGAGTGTTCCAACAACTTTCACACCCTCCAGCCCCGGCAGCGGAACACCTCGATGCAGAAAGATCCCCGTTTTGTACGTCAGGGCATTGAGAGGGGTATCCCCCATCGCCGCTACGACGTTGGGCTTGACGTCTTGGATCTCCTGCGTGAGGATAGTTGAGCAACACGTAATCTCTTCTCCCGTGGGTTTTCTGTTGCCTGGAGGACGGCACTTAACGGCATTCGTGACGAATACGTCCTTACGACTAATCCCAGCCTTCGCGAGAAGTACTGTAAGAACCTGGCCACTTCCACCGATGAAAGGACGACGATATCGGGCTTCTTCTTCTCCCGGCGTCTCACCGACAACCATAATTCTTGCGTTGGCGGGTCCTTCGCCGAATACGGGGCCCGGTGCGTGGTATAGAGGACATTGCTGACAGAATGACGGTTTTCCTGCGCCATGATCTTCTTCCTCCACTACGGCCTCCCGATCAGCATCATGATTTCTTCACGGGCCTTCGAATCAACAAAGAAGGCTCCTCGCATCGCGGAAGTGACGACGTCAGCGTCGGAACGTATGCCTCGAAACTGCATGCATCCGTGCCGGCCGGTGATGATAACACAGCACCCGATAGGCTCGAGGTGTGCTTCGAGAGCATCTGCAACATCTTGTGTAAGTTGCTCCTGCAGGACGGGCATGGACAGTCGCTCTTCAACTGCTCGAGCCAGTTTAGATAGGCCCAGAGCCTTTTTCTTGGGAATATACGCAACGTGTACTCGCATTGGAACCGGCTGCAAGTGATGCGGACAGAGGCCGATGACTTCGTGGTTCCGAAGGAGGACGGCGCCCCGGTACGATGTGGGAAAAGTCTTCCAGTTAGATGCGGCTGGGGAGAGCATTTCTTTGAAGAGGCTGGCGACGCGTTTCGGCGTCTCTTTGTAGTTGTCGTTTTCGACATCGATTCCCATTCCTTGTAGGAGGAGCGTAACGCCTTGCTCCATTTTGGCGGTGTTAAAGCGACTGCGTTTCTTGGTCATCGTTTTCTCCAGGCGATGAGGAGCAGGATGAGAGCCCAGGCGGCGAGGATGAGGTAATATCCCCAGTCTGCCATCAAGGCTCCGTCCGGCATTATCGCACTTTCAGAAGCTTGTGCATCTGCACACTGAGGCGGAGTTCAGGGTGTTGACGCTGGAGGTCCTGGACGACTTTCAGGGCTTCGAAGTCAACTTCGTACTTCTTGTTGCACGGTTGGAGGAAGGTGGGTTTGGCACACTCATTCGCGAAGTAGAGTGCGTCGTCGATCGTTGGCCAGCCTGGACCGTTGCCGAGGCCGCCGACAATCACCTTGACTTCCTTGCAGGGGGTGACGTTCTCTTTGAGCCAGCCGGGTTTCGGACTCATCGTAATCCAGATTTGGTCGTGCGACGCCCAGTCAGGCAGTTTGATAGTGCCGGACGTTTCGATGTGGATCTGGAAGTCGTCCTGGATGAAGGCTTCGGCGAGGTTCTCAAGGTGAGGCTGGTCGAATGGCTCACCGCCCGTAAAGCAGACGTGAACGAGTTCATTGGCCTTCGCCCAGTCTACGAGAGCGGTCAGCGTGAGAGATCCGCCACCTTTCCACGGATCCATCCTGTCGAAGTCCGTGTCGCAATGATGACAGACT